TGCCTCCCGGTAAGTCGCCGCCAGTCCACAGACGACTCGCAATGCGCAAAAAAACATATCAGACTGGCAATGCCCCTCCGCATAGGGGGATTCACCACACGGATAATTTAGGATGTAGTCATAGGCGGCGTCAATAACTGACACTCTGTCAAAGGCATCATTACGATGCCTTTTGCACAGTGCTAATCACTGGATCTAATAAGGGGCCAGAGCAAAGCGATTACCCCGGCTACCAGCACGCCATCAGCCAGGATTGACATCATTTGCTGGTGAAGTCGATAGCAACCACCAGAAACAAAAGCACCCCGGCTGCGGCCCAGCGAAGTTTACCGATCACAGGTACTGGTCCAGAGGAAGTTGCAGAGCCTGGGCAATTTTCTTCAGCTGTTTCTCTTCTTCTTCCCCGATGCCGTCGTTATCAGCTACATCAAGACACAGGCAAAGAACATCGACAGCGTCATCCGTCCCGGCAACGTCAGCCAGTTCGCGCAACGCCTGAGCGTTGGCTGAACGTGGTGATGCTTCATAGCGAGCGCGAATATTCGAACTCATCTGGGCAATTTCACCAGCAAATGGCGCAAATGCAGGGAGGGCCGAAATAGTCTTCTCAAGCACTGCAATCTCTTTTGCATCGCAGGTGCCATCGGCGTATGCAATCGAGTACGCTCCCCAGACCGTGGCTTCTACGGCATCGCGGTTTTCCATTTTTTTCACTTCAACAACGGCTTTACGGGCTTTCTTTTTAAAAATACCGAACATAATTACGTCTCTCTTTAGTGGTGAGCCAACGCTCAGGGATGGTAACCACAAGGCGACGTAATACCGTCCCTCCTGGCTCACCCTGAAAAGTTGTGGTTTTGATTTTTCCGCCGAGCGAGGCGGCTATGAGCTTAAATAGATGAAAAATCACCATGGTACTGCCTGGAAGCAGCTACATACGCCCTGTGCGCTTCTTCTTTAGTGTGGAAGCGACCAAGTCGAATTTTTTTCTTTGCAATACTTATTTGCGCAATCCATTTTTTTCTATTGCGGGGGGAATCGTTGAAATAGACCCCTTTAAGTCCAGCTGCGTTATTGCTGTGTATCCGTCGATTGCGAGTGTTCTGGTTTTGTGTGCAGAGCCTGAGATTTGTAATACGGTTATTCAACTTGTCGCCATCAATATGATCAACAACAAGGGTTGACGGAATTTCACCGTATTTCAAGACACAAATTATTCGGTGCACACGTATATTCTTTCCATTGAAGAATACCCTTAAATACCCAGTATCAGTCTTGACGCCAAGAGTGTCGCCAGGACTTTTACTCCCAAAAGGTGACTTGCAATAAAGGATGCCCGTAGTTTCATCGTATGAAAAAAAGGTCCTAACCGTTTCAAGAGATAGATTCATGCCTACTCCTGGTAAGGGTCCTGTGGTTAAATAACGCCGAGCGTGGCGCAGATACGAAAAAGGCCCGCGAATGCGAGCCTGATGGATCCGCTTACTGATACGGAGCTACCAACCTAAGTTGTCGCAGATTCAAATTGTGGCCCTGCCTTTAAGTCACTTTGCGCACAGCTGGGACATGTAGTTTTCGCATCGTGATCGGGATTCGCTTCAGACGCTGGCCCCGCAGCCATTTAAGTGCCGGTTACGTTTATCCGGCGGCTTACGCCCGGTTAAGCCCTAAGGTAAGGGATTTGGCTGTGGTGGCTGGTGCTCCAGCAAATTACGCATTTCACTGACCGTCTGTTCAAATCTCCCGGTTTCCAGTTCGACACCTAGTCCCCTTCGCCCGAGAAGAGCAGCCTGTTTGAGCGTTGAACCTGATCCAAAAAAGAAATCAGCTACAACATCACCCGGGCGGCTACTCGCTGTGATTATCTGCTCCAGCATATCCGCAGGCTTTTCACATGGGTGTTTACCTGGATAAAACTGAACAGGCTTATGAGTCCAGACGTCGGTATATGGCACTGTGACCGATACGCTGAATGGTCGCCGTAAACGGTAATACTCCTGCTGGAGTTCAGAATATTTTCTGCTCAACGATTGCCAGGTAGCGACAAGCTGGTGGTGAGGTTTTCCCAGTTCGTTGCGTGAGTGCTTATCCATGGCGATTTTTTGAAACAGAGCCTGCAACTTCAAATAATCGGCTTCATTCGGCAGTTGCCACTGGCTAAGGCCAAACCAGTGGGAAACCATATTTTTCTTACCTGTGGCTTCTGCAATCTGGGCCGACGTCACGCCAAGAGATTCCCGTGCATCACGGAAGTAAGAAATTAAAGGCGTCATGACGTGTTGCTTTAACTCATTACACTTTGCGGCATATCCATCGTCTTTGGGCCTGTATGGCCCCTGATAATGGTCGGCAAAAATGATACGCTCAGTGGCCGGGAAATAAGCGCGTAAGCTCTCCTTATTGCAGCCGTTCCATCGCCCTGATGGCTTAGCCCAGATGATATGGTTGAGCAGGTTAAACCGCTCTCTCACCAACAGCTCAATATCCGCTGCCAGGCGGTGCCCACAGAACAGATACATGCTGCCGGCAGGTTTTAACACTCGCCAGAACTGTGCCAGACAGCTATCCAGCCAACGTAAATAGTCCTCGTCCCCCTTCCATTGGTTATCCCAGCCGTTTGGCTTCACCTTAAAATAAGGCGGATCGGTAACAATAAGATCAATGGAGTTATCGGGTAGCGATGGGAGGTATTGCAGGCAATCAGCATTGATTAATTCAATACTGGATATTTTTACAGTATTTTTCATAGATCAGTAAGCGTAACTCTGATAGGCTCACTTTGCTTTTGCGCTAAAGCAGTGGGCCGTGGTTAGCTTGTGACCTGAAAGCATGAGCTGATGGCTGGTCGGGTGCTACAACACCCACCAGCCGCCCATTTTCACAGCAAAAGCCCCCATTACTGGGGGCGCTTATAACATCCGAACTGATAATCAGATAACCCCGCCATTACCAGCTGCGTAAGTATGAGCTGGCAGCGTTCGCGGCTCAGGTGAGTATTCTGAGCAATCTCCCCAGCCGTAGCCGGTTTGTCACTTAACTCATCAAAAACAGCCTTGGCTGTTTCCGTCATATCTTGCTGATTTAGCATGTCTTTTACCTCAAATAAGTGGTGTGACATACAGATAACTCTGGTGACGGTATCCAGCAAGAACTAATTGAAAGAGAAGAAGATTTTATCGATTTTAGCCCATAAAAAAACCCGCTCGCTGGCGGGTTAATCAACGTTGAACATACAAAGCCCATCGTTATAGATAAAATTACACAAAAGCGGCAACTTTGCAAGTAACGTGTCGCTAAATTATGCGATATTTATCAAATCAGACACATTTGTCACACGTTTAAGCTGTGAGTCGGTATAACTCTCTTCCTCAAAGCATTTTGTAACAAGACTTTCATAGAAAGGTTTCCAGCTGTATCGCCAGGTTCGTTCTGGCAGACCAGGCAGCTCAGAGAGCATACCCCTGTAAGCATTTGAAGACTTAGGACGACTATAACCGCGGCCTTCACAACGTTTACACACTTTGTAGACAGGCACTCCCTGCAGCTCTGACTCTTTACGGTCCAGGGTTTTTCCCGTACCGCCACACTGGCATCGCTTGCTGATTTTCCCGGTGCCGCCACATTTGAAGCAAAGAACATGGTCAACCTCTTCCACCTGACGTTTTACTTCAAAATCCGAAGGTGACTGCCTGAGGTCTTTTGCCCATTGCGGTAATCTCATTGTGTAGTGGCTTTTTTCCACCATTGAGGTTTTTTTTATGAAGCCTGAACCAGAACACTTCCTGCAATCTACGCTGTCAGCTGCAGACGAGGCATAGTCGTTATAAGCGAACCGAGCTATTATCAGCATACACAGAGGGAACTTCTTCCCTGCTGCTTTTCTTATTGATCTAGGCGCTTTTGATTTTGCATATTCAGCCAACCAACTGACGGATGCCTTTCTGTCGTGTTCGCTGATTCCAGCTTTACCCAAAAACATTGACAGGCCTATTCCTGCCTCTGCCTGGGTCATCCCCAGTGCGGCCATTACATCTGTCACAGTGAGTTGCTCGCTGGCGGTTGCACGACCGCTATCGGAAATATGCATTCCTTTGGGCGCGAAAAATTTGGGAATTGATTCAATATTCATGCTCAGTACTCCATACACTCAAGCTTTTACAATGACGCCGATACCCATTACCCGATCCAGAAAACGAGCCCACAGCTCTAACTGAGTGCCATATTTCTTTTCGAACTCTGATGTATTGGCGTGTAATTCATCGTGATGCACTCTGCACAGTGGTATCACGAAGAGATCATGGGCCTTGGTGCCAGTTCCCCCCAGACCATTCCCTATTATATGGTGTGGATCGTCTGATGGTTGCCTGCAGCATTCACATGGCTGAGTTTTAACCCAACGAGTGTAAACTTCGCAGGTCCAGCGCCGGCGCTTTGGGCGGCGCATAAATGATTCGGGGCTGTTCGGATCGACACTAAGCCTCAGAATGGGTTCACTTTCAATCTGAGGTTGCTCAATGAGTACGCTGGCGTCCGCCAGGTCTATGCCCTCAACAAGATCCTGAAGGATTTCACCTGCAGCAAATGACGGGACAATATCGCTATCCTTATAAACGGACAGGAAAGGTTCATCAGGCAGTCTTAAGGCCTGTTGCGCCATCGTCTCGGTTATTGCGTCAGCAATGCCGGATTTCACAGCCCACCAGCAGAGCTCCGCCATCGATAATTCGCGCTCCTTATTGTATCCAAGGCTGATCAGCACCCTTTCAATCACCCACTGAACCAGATTCTGATAAGCCAGCTCTGACAACATTTCGGTGGTCTGCTCACGTAATTCATTATCACAATGCCAGCAGACAACCATGGCGCCAGGCGGATGCCGCATAGTCACTAATTCATGGTGGTGATAGTGGGAATGCGGGTACTGGCACTCTCTGACATGTCGTAGAAGCCAGGCCTCAAGAGCGTTAATTCCACCAGCTGCGTTAATAACCCTCTCATCCCTCATGAAAAAACGCAGAATGTCCATTTCTGCAAGGGGCTGACGTGCATCGGCGATCCGCCCAGTGGGCAGTGTTTTCATCTTCTCTGGCTGACGCTCTATCAGGACACGGCCGCCGGTAAAGAGAGACATCAATTCGCGGCCTGGTTTGAAAAGAACAACGCCCAGGCGCGGCACAATTTCCGGAGTAAGCAATGCTCGCACAATCCCCCCTAAACAGTCAGATCTTTAAGCTTCTGCACGGCTTTCCCAACTTCAGCCATAGCATCTACGAACTCGTCAAACTTCCTGCTGGCCATTCCATATGCCTGGAGAATCTCCAACTTCAAGGGATCGAGCTGTTTCTTAATTTCTGCACGATCCCCGGCTTTTTTCTCCGCTTCCTCTGCCGCTTTGATCAAGGCGTCAGCCTGTTTACGTAATGCTTCCGGAGTTACTTCGAGTTGTTTATTCATTTTGCATTCCATCGTCGGCTGAGGAGGTGTCATTACAGGCGCCACAGATTTGTGACCATATTTCGGGTGGTGCAAGGTAGTAGACCTTCCATCATCTATCACGCAGAGCATCCCGCTTTCCCGGATTATTTCGATCAGGGTCTCTTTGTCTTTGCGATTGAGCCCACTGTATGCCGCCACTTTGTGCGTCAGGTGGGTTAGCGTTGCGCCTTCTGGTTGCCTCTCTACAAAACGCTTTACCCTGGAAAGCACTGGTTGCAGGTGTGGGGGAGTTATTCTCATGTTCACACCTTACTGCGTGACAACGCCAATGAGCTTTAAAAGCTCAGGAAATTTCGATTCGAAGAAGTGCGGTTGCGTCTCACGTGGATTTGCCGGGCTGGTGATGTTTTTACCGTACAGACAACCTTTTGCCGTAACAGACCAGAATCTTTTCACGCCATTGATACCCGTTCGGCTGCGGCGCTCCTTCTGCTCGACTATGCCGTGACCAGCCATAAGGTGATAAGCCTGGTTCGCGGTCATTCTGATGTTGTTAGCTTTAAGCAAAGCGCTAAGAGACAGCGTTGGTCTGCTGGAACCATCCTGCGCGCCAGCTGGTGCATCAATGGAATATGAAGGCATTAAATCAGGCAGCCCTGCTACCTGCTGAAGCTTCTGATATGCCCCGAGCTTTGACGAATTAGAGAGATTGAGCATTTTGGCTGCAGATTCCAGGAGGATTATGCCAGCTTGAATACGATCGGTATTGACGGTTGCAGCCCCAGCAGTGTGGAGCGCGTCAAACGTTCTGATGACCTTCAGATTAAAAACAGCGCTGATCCACATCGCGTAGGCATACACCAACTCACGGCAAACATAGGTACCTTGCTCATTTCCGCCGCGGATGACACTTACAGGTTCTGAAATATCCGAGTTGCTATTTTGCAACTCGCCTATCAATTGCGCAGTTTGTTCGTTGCGGAGCCAGAATGCAGGCTTATGGCGGTCAAGGGAGCCGGAAGCACGATGGAGATCGTTTAGGCAATAACGACCAAGGACATCACGACGAACAGAAATACCATCAATAACAAAAAAAGTGTGATTATTGGATGCAGCAGCACCCATGACGTGGTTAGTCATAGCTTTCTCCATACATTTTTATGTGACGAAGGGCCTGCACGCCCGTTTCGTTTGCACTCTTTGACATTACTGCCATATCGGCGAACTTTCAACCCACAGCTGTACATGTATCCACCACTTTTTGATAGCAGACTATGGTGATTTCTACCCTACCTCCTTCGACGATTTCACCCCATTCAATAGCCATACGCTTAACCTGGTTGTCGTCCTCCCAGATACCGGCATAAGTCAAAGCATCAAGAAGTGCCTTGTTGAAATTATCCAGGTCACGCCGGCGATAGTCTGGCGGATAGAGAATAATTTCTACCGCTGCTGGCGCGGTAGATGGTTTTGGTATTGCACGCAGTTGCTCAATGATCGCTGACCGTACTGCATGTTTGAATTTACGGCCGGCTGCGCTGACAAGGTGTTTACCTTTTGCGGGCCCCTTATTTGGGGACCGCCAGTAGGTGTTCACGCTGGGTGGGAATGGAAGAATAAATTTCATTCTGCCTCCAGCACTATTTTCAACTCAAACGGAACATCTCCTCCGCAATAGCAGAGCGGGCCAAGGTCAGACATGAGGCTCCACAGGGTCACTGACGTATAGCCATTTTCGTCTGTTATCGGGGGCGAAAAGTCCCCGAAGATCCTCGGGTGCTGGATTCGATTCTGCTCGTGTTGTTTTTCCAAATGTCTGAGGGAAACTTCATTAAGTTTCACTTTTACGATGCTGTTGAGATTGACCGATATTTCTCTGGCCAACAGCGAAGGGGTGATACTGATACCGCGAGAAACCCCGCGGGTGATTGTGATAACACCCTTTTTCTCCAACGCCTTGAGGTGCGTTGCTGCTGCATTGGGGGACCGGCACCCCAGCATGCCGGTCAGTTCGTAAGTTGTAGGCGGAAAACCATGTTTACGCTGATATTCGATCAGGAGGTCCAGGACCTCCTGCTGCCTTAAGGTCAAGGAAGTCATGCTGCCTGCTCCTCTCTGTTCACGCACATTTCGGGTAAATTGGCGCGAACCAGCGCTTCGGCGAACGGCGGCGGGACGGCATTTCCACAGCGCGCAACCTGCTTATCTTTCGCGTATTTCACGCCGCGGTAATCCTGGTCAATGATGTACCACTCGGGGAAGCCCTGCGCCCGGTAAAGTTCGTGTGGCTGCAGCATGCGCATGCCGATATCAACGATGCGGTAAGTCACTCCGCCGATTTCCACCAGCCCGGTGCATTCCTCTCCGCAGTATTCCTGCAGGAACGACAGCACCTGCTGCGCTCGCTCTTCGTCATAGTCCTCGACTGCCAGAGTCGTTTTAACCTCGCCTACGTGCTGGCCACCAGCAGTGATAGTCGGCATCGGCTCGTCAGTGCGCTGGCCATCGCGGCATGTACCACGGAGCTTGATCAGATGAGACGTAACCATTGCGGCATCAGCCTTTGTCGTCATGGTTTGCAATGGCTCGCTAACGTCACGTGGCCTGCTCTGCCCAGCGCGACCGCCAACACCAACAATCTGAGCAGTAACCAGCGCATGATGATCGACGGTAGTAACTGAATGAGCTGGTTCATCCAAGTCAATACCGGCGCCCTGATAATTCCCGCCATAGTGTTTCGCCAGGAATGCGGATACCAGTTGCGATTTACCGCCGCCGCCCGCGGTGATTGTTGCGCTAGGTTCGTCGGCACGGTGTCCGATGCTGGCGCCGAACTGCCGGGCGATAACCGGAGCGACGACACAGGCGCGCGATTCTTTCATGATGGTGTGAGCGGGTTTATCGAGCGGGCGTGGTTTAGCCTGGTACTCGCTGCCGCCATTGCCAGCCAGGAACGGAGCCAGCTCTGCTTCAACAATACCCATAGCGTGACCATTCCCGTCCGGGCGCCTGGACGTGCCGGCGGTCACTGTCGGCAACGGATCGGTGACTTCCTGCCCGGTAGCTCCGGTTCGGAATTTTGTCAGATGAGGTACCGCAATTGCGTAGCCGTGGGTTTTCGTAATCGTCTGTAGCGGATCGTCCAGCGCCTGTCCCCGGAAACAGTCGTATTTGCCACGTGTCGTTGTGTGATTGCACTTCACAATGAATGGCGAAGCACTTTCGATAACAAAGCGCTGAATGCCGCGGGCAATCCGTTTTAGCGTATTCTCTGCCAGTGACTTTTTGCGACCGAAGATGCTCGGCGCGGGGATTGACCAGTCTATGCATTCCGCAGCTGTACGCCATGGCTCCAGCTGGCCCGCCAGCACGGCGGCAGACTTCGGATCCCCGTGCGTGGCTTCCGGCCAGACTATCGGTTTCCCGTCCCGGCGCATCACCATGAAGAACCGCTTACGGATGGTCGGCGCGCCATAATCGCAGGCGCGCAGCTCGCGAAAATCGACGACATAACCCAGCCCGGCAATTAAGCGCTTGGCCTGCTCGCTATCCGGTGAAAACTCCAGAAACTCGCAACACTCCACCAGTGCAGGATGATCTGCTGGAATACCGGTGGTAAGCATCCCGACAAATGCATTGAAAGTTTCACCGATGCGTGCCGGATCCGGTCGCATTTCTGCCGCGAGTAACGGACCCCATGTTTTGAACTCTTCGACGTTTTCCAGCATCATGACTCGCGGGCCAACATCCAGCGCCCAACGAATGACGATCCATGCCAGCCCTCGAATAGCTTTCTCTACTGGTTTAGCACCTTTCGCTTTAGAAAAGTGACGACAGTCAGGCGAGAACCATGCCAGGCCGACAGGCTTGCCACTGGTAGCGGCTAATGGAGATACATCAAACACACTTTCGCAATAGTGAAGCGTGTCGGGATGGTTAGTGCGGTGCATAGCAACGGCGTTAACATCGTGGTTAATCGCGATATCAACGCTACGCCCTATCGCCAGCTCAATACCTGTACTGGCGCCACCGCCACCAGCAAAATTATCGACAATAATCTCACGCATGAGCGGTCCCCCTCATGCTGCCGACCAGCCCACCAGCAACGGTGATGATTTCGCTGGTGGGCACGCGCTCCAGCCACAACTGGTTAATGTGGGCCTTCAGCTTGTTCTGCTGGGAGAACTCCAGATCCTCTGCGCCTTGTACCTGTCCAAAGACGAGTCCAACTTCCAGTGGCCAGATCCGGGATTCAGGCTCAGCCAATGATGCAACAGCATCGGGGATGATCACTTCAGGAGACTGAACTGGCGAAACTGGTGACAGGAATTTTCCTGCAGCAAACTCAGCCAGCGCCATACTTGCGCGCCCTTTTGCTTCCAGCTCAACGCGATCGATATAGCTAAAATGTTCACCGCGCCAGGTCTTATCAAATACCGCAATGGCCCCGGCAAAGAATGCGCTGGTGGGCTTCTGCTTTTCGTCGGCCGGCACAAACCACGTTGGGAGATCGAATCCAATACGACCACGAATAAACATGATGTGATCGGCATATTCCGGCCACCATGTTTCACTTGTTGCTGACTTCACGAGGTAAATGTAACGACCACCCTTTTCACGCTGTTCGGCGGTATAGTTCATAATATGAGTCATGCCAGTGATGGCTTGTTTTTCATGGTACTGCGAACGGCTGTACGGCGGATTAGCAAAGGCCGCTCCTCCGAGTTCTACCAAACGACCAGACCAGTCCTGCGTCAGCGCATTATCTTCAGCGGTATACCATGCCGGACATTTTGTATTGCTGTCGTCTGCAAACAGGTCCAGTACGAGCGGGCCAAACATAGCGTTAATGCCCCAGAACAGCAGATCTGGTGTCCGCCATTGATCGCCAACCTCTTTCAAATAATGCGCATTACGCTGGCGCTGTTCCTCAAGTGCCAGACAATAAGCGCTGATGGTTTTTGTTAAAGTTTGCTCTGCTGCGGTCATAGCTTCTTGTACTTCCTGACTCATAGTTTTCCCCTGCGCTGATCAGCATGAACAAGTGCTCTCAGTAACCAGTAACGGCGATCAAAGCTGAAAAGGTCATCTCTGAGGAGTGCATATTTTCTGCGAAAAATAACGTCGTGCTGCCACCAGTAACGCCAGTGATGCAAACACACAAGGCGCCGGAGACTTATCAAAATCTTCTTCAATCGGAGCACAAGTCACCTCCGCAGTAATTTCCGGCCAGATAGCATGACCCGGCAGAATCATTCATGTTTCTGGCGTTTCGAACAGAAGCATTCTTAAGACGCAGGTATCGCTCTCTTGCTTTAACCGTACAGTTGCTGTCACAAAGTTGCTGCCATACCGTCGCCGCACGGCGGTAATAGCGTTTCTCTTCCAGCTTTTTGGCTGTCGCTTCAAGGGCAAGAATCTCCCCCGAAAGCCCACCAGGCAGGTACTCTTCAATATCGATGGATCCCGCAACGAAGTAGATAAACCCACCAGTAACTTCAACGCTGGCAAGTTCCCCGTCGTAGTACAGGCGATGAACAGCGCTCTTCACTGTTACCGGTTTGGTTTCAGGAAATGCCGCAGTTATATCGCGCAGCATTTTGCCTGGATTCTTCTCAATAAATTCAAAGATCGACTTGGCTATGTTCATCCCCGGAACCCCCGTGGAATCGTGGTTTGTACTGGACTAATTGAATTAACATCCCGCGGTCTGGTTTTGTCCCACGACTCCCTTGGCGGGCGGCCTTTAGCATCCCAACGGATAGCGCTTTGCAGATATCCCTCGAATTTTTTAGGGCCAAAAAGTGTCTCGGGGCGCATGTACTGGTATTGCTCGTCGTTGCCATGCCAGTGCTCATGCTTGACGTCAATTACCAGTTTCAAGTCGCTAACGGTATGGCCTTCGCGGAGGCGGGCGCGAATGTTCTCCAGCGAGGTCTTAGATTTCTGGTAACGGGAACCGCTGACCAGATTCAGGTGTGCCAGAACTTCGATCGCGTTATCGGTAATAACAACTTCAGGATCCGGCTTATCTTCGGGTTCCGCAGGAGCCCGACAAGAAGGTTTTTTAGATGACGGATCTAATGACGGATCTAATGACGGATCGCCTTCAACCATTGAGGGGTCCTCCCGCAATATTTGAGGGGGTACAGACCCATTATTTGAGGCATCAGAATTTGACCCCTCAAATTTTGAACCCTCAAATTCTGAGGCATCAAATTTTGATTGTTCACGTGGCGTTGCGTAGAAGATTTTTGCTTCAGCTGCTGCACGTTCAAGCATGTCCACATTGAGTTTATAAACGTTCGAATTATTCTTTCCGCCCACGCGCCGTTCCTGCTTCTTCAGCCAGCCTTTAGCCTGAAGCTTTTTGATAGCGCTGCGGACAGTATTCTCGCTCTTGGCGCCGATCTGTCGCTGAATAGTGGTTACCGCTGGCCATGACACACCTTCGTCATTACTGAAATCTGCCAGGCGAGCCATGACCGCTATTTCTGAGATTATCAGCCCTTTGAAAGCGCATGCTTCCCATACGAGGCCGTGTAATTTACTGCTCATGGCTACCCTCTACTTCCCTGAACTTGCGTTGAAACTGATCGAGTGGGCTAAAGCACTCGTGGGAATAGCCTTCCCGCAGGTAGATGACGCGACGTGTCTCAGGCTCCCAGCGGATAACTCTGACTGGATTGCCATAGTGGTCTTTGAACTTCCGGTTAACTTCTCGCATAACGCTTTAGCCCTCCGGTTAAAGACCCCCACAACTCCGCGTGCCCGACTGTGGTTACACTCGACCCATTTACCGCATACCATGCGCTCATACCGAAACGACGAAACGCCCGGGATCGGGTACATCCGTAGTTGCGGTAATTGAAGATTTACGATTAAATTGCTCATGCGGATTATTTCTCCATACACAAAGATTTATTCGCCACGACGCCCGGAGCTGCACACTCGCGGGCGTCACTCTTTTCTGGCTGGCAAAAGACACGGAAAAGCAATGTCAAATGTTCCTGCCATTTCGCCATCACCTGATAACTGTTCTCCTCGATCTGCTCGCGTTCTGCCTGGTCAATAACACCGTCAGCTGTAGCTTTACGGAGATACTGTGAGTGCTTTCCGATCCACTCGATAGACTCCATCAGGCGCTGGTTAATATCGGCGTTGTCCACATCCTCAATGTCTGCCAGCGGCACAAAGACCCCGTTCGAGTGGCGCGCTATCGCATTGGCGATATGATTCGTCCCACCAGCACGCTGTAGAACCATTGCCCAGCCGAGAGGGAAAATTTGATCACCATCGGCACGTAAGCGGTTAAACAATGCGTTTTCAGTAACGCCAAGCCATTCAGCTGCTTCTGCATACCCCCCGTCCAAATCAGTGATCGTTTTTTTAATCGCAGCTACCAGCCAAGCCGGCTGCTTATCAACTTTCCATTCTGGTTCTATACCCACGGCTTACCCCCTACCTCTGTGGTTTCTGTTACACCCCTGAAGCGCTATCGTTCTCATTAGCACCCTCGCCATAGAGCAACCAATGAGGATCGCAATGCAGGGCTGAAGACAATTCAATGATGTAACGGGGCCTCTTTGTTAAACCCGCCTCGATCGCTTGTAATGACTGCTGGGTCATTCCGACCAATTCAGCCAATTGCGCTTGTGAGAGATTCATCTCTTCACGTTTATTCTTTAATCTTTGAGAAATTGATCCCATAACACCTCCACAGTTTTATCTGTATTTTTGAACAGATACTACTGTTTGTCAATCACAGTTTAAACTGTGACCATGAGGCCATGGGAATGGAGGAGCTATGAGCCTTGCAGAACGCGTAAAACAAAAAAGAATCGAACTTGGTCTTACTCAAGAGCAAGCAGCTGAAAAGGCAGGAATAAGGCAACAATCATGGGCCAGCATTGAGGATGGAAAAACTAAAAAGCCTCGCAACATAGTAGGAATAAGCAAAGCACTTAAGTGCGACCCAACATGGTTGATGAACGGTGGGCCTTTCATGGCTCTGGCCGATGTGAATTCAAGGAAAGTACCTTTGATCAGTTACGTCCAGGCTGGGGCGTTAGCAGAAAAACACCCTATTGATGCATTTGATGGTAGCTTCGAATACATCATGACTGACCTTGATATTTCTGAGTTTACTTTTGCACTAAGGATAGAAGGTGATTCAATGGAGCCTGACTTTAAAGAAGGCGACATTATCATTGTTGATCCCGAGTTAGAGCCCGTTCCGGGCGAGTTTGTTGTTGCTAAAAATGGTGAAAATGAGGCTACTTTTAAAAAGTACCGTCCTACATTTACCGATATTTCAGGCCGCCAGCAATATGAACTGGTCCCCCTTAATGACGACTACCCCACCATTAATAGCTCTGAACGCCCGTTGAAAATTATCGGCGTAATGGTCGAACATAGAATTTACAGGCGAAAAAGGTAAATCCTTCCTCACATGAACCGGCCGGCGCCGGTTTTTTTACGTCTTTAGTTTCATAAAAAACAATAAATTACAGTTTTTTTAGTATAGTTCATCACTCAATACAGTTTTGACTGTTGACTCATTAACAGTTTTATCTGTATTATTAATCCATCAACAGCGAATAGGCAGGACGCCCACGAAGTAGCCGCCCGGGGCATATGAAGACCGGGATGATTCGCTAACAGATAAACCAAATAGGAACAGATCATGGCGAGCAAAGGCATTGAAAACCTTATCAAGGACGCACTAGCAAACGGCTGTCATGTAGTCCGTAAAGCGCATCGCTTCGAGGTAAGCAAGAAAGGCCAAAAATCAATCACTCTTATTATTTGTGAAGATGGCACAGCTTACCGCGGGGATATTGATCTGACGATAGCCATAGCTATTCGCACTCAGAAAGAAATGCGCAGCATCCTCGGCCTGCCGGCCAAGGCAAGTTAATGACCACAGGTATCTTCGGGAGGGGTTGCGGGGCTGGATTGACCACCAGCAACAGAAACTCACCCGACACACAGCAGCCGTTTAGCCCACGGCGTCGGGGGTCCAGTATTCCTGGATTAATACTGTAGGGGTTGAGCCGGTTGGTCGCCGGCGCCCCGCCCGAAGATACTTGATGCAACAAAAAAGCGCCCCATAGGACGCTTCGCTCTTTAACAATCTGGATATCTTTAACATCAGTAACTGGCTGGAGGTGCAGAGTCTGTATCAAACACATTCTGACAGGAGGGACATCTGCTTTGATTGAAACTCGCATACATACTCACCTGTTGAGGTTGCAGTATGGATACTTTATTTGCAGCAAAACAATGTGGACAAAGATGCACGGTTATTTCCGTATCACCCACAATCTGCTTCTTGGAATACACCAGAGAACCAGAATCAAACTTATTCAGAACATAGCCTTCGGTTTGGCTTTTGAAGTCTTCAAACTCTGCAATTTTTGCTTTGAGAAGCATTACCTTCTCGTCACGAGAACGGATGGCATCACCAAGAGAGAAACATTCAGCTTGGAGGGTGATTAGTTTGTTCTGAAGCTCAATAGTTGCAGCTTTAACTTCAGCATCAGTTTTCGCGTCATTAATGACTTTTGCAAGACCCGCAGTCTCCTTTATCGCGGTCATAGCCGCGGATAGTTCAGCTATCACTATGAATACTCATCATGTTGTTGGGGATATCCAGATTAACCGAATCCTTGTTGTTGGGGAATAACCAGGATCCACCTCGCCTGATGTGGGTAAAAGCAGGCACACAACATGAAAGCGCATTCCATCTTCCATCGGTCGTGGGGACTGGTTTGTAACTGAAGGAGTGCGCTTCCAGTTGTGAACGGCAATATTCGCAACCGTTGTATGGCACATGCAGCGTTAGCGGCCTGAGAGTTCCCTTGATCCATGCGCTCTCAGAACAACCGGAAATGTGCAAGCTAAGTGTTTCAGGCACGACGTGCGCCCCACCAGCGCGGCGAAAAGGTGTGACGCCCGGGAAGAGTCCGGGACACAACGATGAGGGCATTGACGAGCAAGGCACAGAGTCTGGTTCGATTCCAGACGCCAGGATAGTTCTATATCTGGTGATGGGCAGGGAAAAGGTCCGTTCGATTCGGGCACCGGCAGTGCTCTCTTCGTTGTGGTAATTGCGGCTATGCGCACGTGGCGAGCCAACCCGTTCATGGAATGCGTTTCCGGGCAGTGTACGTCGCCGGTTATGGCTTAACCCGGCAGGTGGAGGCACCACCGCCACAACCTAGTTAACTGTGCTGTGTGTAGTCTTGGCGGTTATCCGTTTTCCACTATCCAAAGGAGGAAGAGGATAACGTTCTGATGGATAACCGCCCTTTTTACACAATACACAAGAGCATCACCGGGCGACGGGCTCATTACCCAATCCACCCGGGCGGCGTCCTAACCGCAGGTGCTCTTCTGTGTTGTGTACGGAGAAATTCCCGGCGGTGGCAGCCGCCTTTCGAGAGGGTAAAACCATGAGTAATGATCGCATGACAGTCGTGCCTGATTTCCTGGGCGAACTGGACGCCGGCGTATTCATGAACAAGATTGCGGCGGCTCTTAATACCACCGCACTCGGCGTTCTGAATAACGGCAACAAAGGCAAGGTAGTCCTCACCTTTGATTTTGAGCGTATGGGCAACTCTGTTGAAGAGAAGCGCGTCAAGATTAAGCACAAGCTGAACTACAGCACCCCTACTCCCCGCGGCAAAGCGTCGGAAGAGGACACCACCGAAACACCAATGTGGGTTAACAAAGGCGGCAAGCTCACTATCCTGCAGGAGGATCAGGGGCAACTCTTCGGTATCACCGGCACGGTGGACGGAAAGCTTAAAGCGGCTCAGTGATCCGCCCGCACAAATTCACTGATACCACTTCGCTAATCAGTTAATAAGGAATTTTTATGTCTCAGTTAGACAGCGGTACTTTTCAGCAAGTCAAAGACCTGGTGCTTTCCGGTTATCACCTGAACGATATCCCCGGCCTGGCCTGCCCAACCGCCCTGTTACCTCAAAATACAAGCGTTGAAAGCCTGGAGCGTTTTGCTTTTGAGCGCTTTCGTTTCCGTGGCGCCATGGACACAACCAGCATTGATGATTTCGTTCGCTATTCTGTCGCCTATGCCCAGGAAGAAGAAAAAGCACGTTGCTTTATTGATGCCGATAACATGCTGGCTCGTTCTATCTTCAATATCGGCACGTTGGACAACCCAGGCCACGCTGATAACGTCGCCTCGATCAAGCTTAAGAAGACAGCGCCCTTCCGCGCGTTACTGTCGATCAACGGCGATCACCTTAATCAGAAGAAAATCGCCGAATGGCTCGAAGACTGGAGCGACTATCTCACTGCGTTCGATGCTGACGGACAGACAATGAAAATTGCACAGGCAGCGCAGGCGGTTCGCCGTGTCACTATCCAGCAAACTAATGCCGCCGATCATGAAGACGGTGATTTCAGCGGCAAAAAATCGCTGATGCAAAGTATCGAAGCCAGCAGTAAAGATGTTATGCCGGTCGCGTTTGAGTTTAAGTGTGTACCCTATGAAGGCCTGGGCGAACGTCGTTTCAGTCTGCGCAACAGTCTGCTGAAAAGTAGCGACCCGGTTTTCGTTCTGCGTATTGTCCAACTGGAGGCCCAGGAAGAAGCGATCGCCAATGAGTTCCGTGATCTGCTGGTTGGCAAGTTCGACGGCAAGCCGGTAGAAACCTTTATCGGCAACTTCAAAGCCTGATTGCTCTCCATTAAATCCCCGTCGTTGCGGGGATTTATTAAAGCGTAATCCTGCAATTAATCGCCACCTGGCGAGGGATTCCTACACCCAAAAATCAGCGCTGTGCAGAGCGCAATTAAATGGAGAAATACGATGAGCTTTATACAAACGTTCACAGGCAAGCACTTTAACTATCTCGCTATCCAGCTGGATGCCATTGAGATCGAAGATATCGCTAACGCGCTCTCGAATATTTGCCGCTTTGCTGGCCATCTTCCGGAGTTCTACAGCGTCGGTCAGCACAGCGTGTTAACCAGCCACCTGGTACCACAGGAGTTTGCACTTCAAGCACTGCTGCACGATGCCGCAGAGGCTTATTTGCAGGATATTCCAGCACCGCTTAAACGCCTGCTCCCGGACTACCGCGCCATTGAGGATCGGGTTGATGCTGCTATCCGTCAAAAATTTGGCCTTCCATCTGAGCAGCACCCGACCGTGAAGTATGCCGACCTTGTGATGCTGGCCAGCGAACGTCGCGACTTTGAAATCGACGACGGCACCCACTGGCCGATGCTCGAAGGCATTATTCCCACCGACCAATTTGTGATTAATCCCGTCCGCCCTGGTCAATCTTACGGCATGTTCATGAACCGCTTTAACCAACTGATGGAGCGGCGCTAATGCCACACGTGAAAGTGAAAGAATTGGTTGCTGCAGCGTACGCTACGGCACCTGACCTACCACCAGCAGCAGCCCAATTAATGCAAGACATAGCGTCAAGGCTGGATGTGACCTTTGTCGCCCTTACAGAGGCAATGGACCAGAACACCGCTATGGCCGCGATGATAGCGAACCTGAGCGAGGAAAACAGAAATGGCTAAAAACTCGATCGATGCTTATGGCGCCAGCGGCAAGACAAACGTTCTGATGTTCGAGCCGGAAAATCTGCATATTGTCACTGACAGGGCTCACCCGCTTTACGATGAACGTATTCACTTACCTCTCAGTGAAGCCATGGTGCTGAACATCATAGACCAGGGTGTTCCGGAGCCGATTATTGTCTGGAAAGACCCGGAAACTGGATACTCCTGCGTGGTTGATGGCCGTCAGCGTGTCCGTCATACCCTGGAGGCTAACAGACGCCTGGCCAAAGAGGGTAAAACTCCGCTGCTGGTTCCGGCTGTCACTAAACGCGGTTCTGCTGTTCGCATGGCACAGGCAATGGTCAGCGCAAACGAAATCCGCCAGGCCGACACACCGCTGGGCAGGGCCAAAAAGATGGCTGATGCGCTGGAGCGCGGGCATGACGAGGAAGACCTCGCGCTGATGTTCGGCGTCAGTGTCCCCACTGTACGCGCTACGCTATCCCTTCTGGATGCCACTCAGGCAGTCAAAGACGCGGTAGAGTCCGGCGCAGTGACCGTTACCCAGGCACGGCAACTGGCATCACTGAAACCCGAAGAACAGCGGGAAAAGGTAGCCGAAGTCGAAGCGGCGACCGCTGGCACTACCGGTCATGAAAAAGCGCGTCGTCAGCGCCAGGTCCTCGGCGATAAGAAACCGCGCCTTAAAACTCGCAAAGAAATCACAAAAGCCCTCGAAGCTGCCAACGGTGAATACGCTGATGCTCTGCGCTGGGTACTCGGGGAGGCTGTATGAGCAACGACGGATTAACACTTAACCAACTGGCAGAGCGTAACGCAGTATTGGTCGCTGAGGTCGAGAAATTACGTGCTGAGCGTGATCAGCTGGCTGCGGAGAATGCGGGGCTGAAGCAGTTAATCGCCGAGAACTGGAATATGCGTGACCTGCTTCGTCAGTTAATGGCTGGACGCCCGGGCGGGGTATATTTCAACAAATGGGAGAAGCTAATCATTGGGGTGCTGAACGAAACCCACGCAACCGATCGCATCGTAGCCGGGATTAAGGCTGATGGGGTGGAGGAGTTCGTATCCAACACCGTGCATAAGATTTTTGATGAAAGCGAAGTAGTGTCAGCTTTGGCTTACCTTTCCCTGGCTAATTCACACGTGAAGCAGCTGCGCGAGGGGAACGACAAATGAGCAAACTAAACACGAAGCAACTCGAGATTCTTTCAGTAATAGCTTCCGGTGAGCGTCCCTACGCAACCTGGCGGCAATCACTCAAAGCGCTACAGAGAAGGGGGCTGATTACCCTCACTAGCTGCGGATACTCAATTACGACAGCAGGTTTGTCAGCGCTAAAGCAGGAGGTGCCGCATGACAACTGATATCACCGAACTTGCGCAGCGCAACGAACTGCTGATTGCAAACGGGCAGCAGACAGCCGACCTGCTACGCCACCTGGCAGATAACGAAATTGATTCTGACTATTTTGCCGTTGTGTCGGAGTGCGAAAGCTACGGGAAAGAAACTGACGCTGAGTTATCGATCACGGAGTTTGCCCTCCGTGCCGCTGGCTATGTTGATGCGCTGGTAGAGGCACTGGAGAAGGCGCAGGCAGGCGAGAAGCAATGGCGCGAAGTTGTCGATGCGTTCTGCACTGATGACGCCGACTGGCACAATCTGACTAACTCAAACAATGAGCTGATTGCTCTTTTGTCTCAGGCCTTGTGCAAGCAAGCAGACCGCATCGCCGAGCTGAAGTCCCGCACTGTGAAGTTGCCGCGCCCTGGGTTCATCACCATCTCAGGTGAGCGCATGGCCGTTTATTTGAAAGGTGATGTTGATGCAGCAATGTTGGCTGCAGGCATTGAGGAGGCTGAGTAGATGGATAAGCCACTTAACAAGCGCGAACGCGAATATATCAAACCGGCTGTCATTTATGACTGGGAAATTCATCTTTGGCCAGGCCGCAAAGATGGTGTCTGGGATGGCGATAAGATACTGCCAGTAAAGGTTGGTGCTATGGCTGAATCACTGATTAAAAGGGGATATCTGGAGAGGCTTGGGAGTGTAATTCGTGCCACCGAAAAGACGAAGGCGCTGAAGTGCCGCGCAGGTAACTGTTTATATGGTCGCCTTTATGACGATAACGATGTTGATTCGGGGAAGTGCCCTGATTGCGATGGCGGCATGATGTTTGAAGGAGCCAACCAATGACAAATAATCAGTTAACCAGAGAACGGCTGGAAAAAATTAAATCATGGCGTGAAACCTACGGTGCTGGAAGCAACGTAATGCTGCCAGCGGAAGAGGCTGAGGAACTGGCCCGCATGGCGCCGGCCGCAATGGACAGCGAGCCAGTTGAGATGCCTCTCGACTACCTGCAGGGGCACAAAGACGGTCTGGAGTGGGCCGCCCAACTGGCAGAGTCCAATCACCCTCAGACCGGAGACTGGCTTTACGATGACCCTATCGAGCTGGCAAAAGCTATTCGCAAAGGTCCAGATATGCCGCCAGCGCAGCCGGTAGCGGACAGCGAGCCGGTGGCGTGGCTTCTGTCAGGCGGTGGCGCTAAAAACGTGGTGTGCTTTGATAGTGGCAATGCATATGCAGACCCATTGCGTGAGGTGACGCCGCTCTATCGCCACGCACAGCCAGCGCCGGTAGTGCCAGATGAAATAAAGCACCGCATCGGTGGATTGGATTGGGGATGGGAAGGCGAGTTTAATCGCGGCTGGAACGCCTGCCGCGCCGCCATGCTCAACGGAGGTAACGATGAGTAATTTTAACGGATTTACTGGCAACAATGACCCTGTTTACTACTCACGCAAAACCGAAAAAGCAGATGGTGCCCTCACTGGTGAGGATACCAAGCAGGCCGGCAACTCTCCGGTAATTCCAGAGGGTTACGTGATGGTGCCGAAGGAGCCCACAAAAGAGATGATTGATGCCGGGTGGCTGCACTTCATGGGCACCAAGAACCCTTCATCAAAAGTCACATACAAAGCCATGCTCGCAGCCGCCCCGCATGACACCCCCGCTCTCAACTCGCTACAGAGCGTCGATAGCGTTGCTGGTAAATGGATTCCGGTAAGCGAGCGGATGCCGGAGGATGAGCAGGAGGTGCTCACCATAAACAGAATGGGGCATTGCTTTGTATCATTCTTCGATAAGCACTCAGGGCTGTTTTTCGACAGGATTGATGCGCCAGCAGCATGCTGCATAGAGCACGTGCTGGTAACCCACTGGATGCCGCTGCCAGCCGCACCGCAGGAGGTGCAAGGTGATTAGTATATTGTTCTTCCTTGATGACGAATTGTTTTACTGGATATTCATCAGTGGGGTGGGTTCATCTGGCTTATTCATCGGTGAGGTTGGCGATGCCTAAATCCCCCGCAGAACGTAAAGCCTCCAGTTGAAATCAAACCCCTCTCCTGAGGGGTTTTCTCGTATATGCTCATTTTGCTTTTATCCCCGGGAAGGGCGATAATTACCTGGTCAGTCTGGGCAACTGACGACTTTACCCCGGCGCCAAGTGGGGACACATGGCGCACAAAACCTTAAAGCAATACCTGTCACCGATGGCGAAAGTCACCGGCGATTTTCTGCATTCTGCGGTTTCCGTTAAGGAGGCCGTATGACTCTTCCAGTAGACGGCATCAAACTCCATCGCGGCAACTTCGCGGCCATCGGCCAGCAGATTCAACCATTGCTGGATGCCGGGCAATGTTTCCGCTTGCAGATTAAGCCATGGCGCGAGAAGCGCAGCCTGTCGCAGAACGCCCTCAGCCACATGTGGTACACGGAAATCAGCGAATACCTGATTAACTCCGGGCGTACCGACGCAACCCCTGAGTGGGTTAAGCGCAACCTCAAAAAGACCTATCTCGGCTGCGAAGAGGTGACCTACACCGACTTCATTACCGGTGAGAAGACCACCACCTGGGAGCCTCGCCACACTGCCGACCTTGATACCGGGGAAATGCACATTTTTCTGGTGAAGGTTGAAATGTGGTGCGCCCAGTTTGGCCTGGCCCTGACTATCCCAAGCGGTTGCGAGTACCAGCAACTGCGCGATAAGCAGGAGGCGTGATGAGCTGCCTTCTCGCAAAAGTCGTTGAGCGCGGCATCTTCCGCATTCCTGCTCGCCGCAAGCGCAAAGCCGAAGTTAAACCTTCCGACATCCCGACCCTGAAAGGCTATACGGCCCGTCTGGTCGACAAGAAGTGGCTTTGCCTGAGAGCAAGGAGGCAACATGCTTAATCGTACTCAGCGCCGCTGCAAAATCTGTCGGGCGAAGTTTACCGCGACATTTGAGAATCAACGCTGGTGCTGCCCTGAGCATGGCGCTGAATTCGCCATGCAGGAACTGGAGAAGAAGCGCGAAAAGCAGGCCCAGGCAAAAGCGAAGAAAGAGCGCGCAACCTGGCGCAAGCGCAAAGCCGCGGTGAAACCTCTCAGGCACTGGGAAGATATGACCCAGCGTGTTGTTAACGACTATATCCGCGAACGAGACCATGATCTGCCGTGCATCAGCTGCGGCACGTTCGACACGGTTCAGTGGGAGGCCGGACACTACCGCTCCCGCGGGAAAGCATCTCACCTGCGCTACAACGAGGACAACATTCACAAGCAGTGCCATCACTGCAACGTGCAGATGTCAGGTAACCAGCAGCAGTACCGCATCGGCCTGGTAGAGAAAATCGGCGCTGAGCGCGTCGAGGTCCTCGAAAACAACAACACCCCTCACCGATACACCATCGAAGAACTGGAAGGCATCAGGCGCCATTACAGCGCGCTACGCCGTGCGCTCATAAAACAACGGGAGGCCGCATGAGCAAAATCCAATACCCAATGTCCACTGCTGCTGTTTTTGATGACGTGGTCTATCCCATCCGCCTGAGCGGACAGCATCAGATAGAGAGCGAAGTTATGGGCGCGATCAGTTGGTTCTGCCGGTGGAACAATGAGGAAATAGCCGTCGTTAAGGCGCATGTGCTGTTTAGCTGCTGGGGTCTTTACCTGACGTATGACCAGCTTATGGCGGAGGCCGCATGAAGATCACCTATAGCGACGAAGGGGCTTACGCTCGCATCTGGCTGACCGGTCCATTTTGGCAACTGGCTAAGGCAAGGCGTATTGCGGATGCGGGTCTGGACGAGTCCCCGGTCAATACCTGGGAGTCTCGCGGCATCACCTTCCAGATCACCCTGTACGGGAAAAGCGCATATGTGCTCAGGGCGTATAAGGCCATGGCGAGGGCATCCAAATGAGCCGTGACGTTATCGAACGCATCCGCGACCGCTGGATAAAGCTTCGCCTTTTACGCAGCAGCGGCACCGTACTGGTTGACTACCGCATCCTCAAGAATTTCGTTCGCATCTATCAGACCCTGGGAGAGAAAGCATGATTAACACTCAATACCTCCAGTATGTTCGCCAGCAGCTGATAGTGGCCACCGCCGATCTGAGCGGCGCGACGAAAGGGCAACTGGTAGCCTTTGCTGAGAATGCTCAATTCGCGGCGACGGCGCGCAGCCGGGGAAGGAAGAAAGTAGCCGATCCGGTCACCGGGCGCATGGTAAACCCATCAAACCCGCCAATCCCCGGACAGCAGTCCCGCGCGAAAGGTTCCGCAATCGCCCTCGTTATGCCCGTTGAGTACTCGACAGCCAGCTGGCGCCGCGCGCTGCTGTCGCTGGAAGAGCATCAGAAAGCGTGGCTGCTCTGGAACTACAGCGACAATATCCGCTGGGAGAACCAGGAGACGATCACCCGGTGGGCATGGGAGCAATTCAAAGAAAAGCTGGCCGGTGTGCGCATTGCAAAGAAAACAGTCGATCGCCTGCGTCAGCTTATCTGGCTGGCGGCGCAGGATGTGAAAGCCGAGCTGGCAGGCCGGGAGACTTATGAATACCAAAAGCTTGCTTCTGTGGTCGGCGTGACCCCGAAGAACTGGTCAGAAACGTTTACGGAGCGGTGGGAGGAGATGAAAAGGACCTTGCTGAGCCTTGATAGCGATTCTCTTTTGCAGGTTACGCGATCACGTTCACAACAAAAGGCGACAAATTTAGACTCAAGTCTTGCAAAACTGGATTAAATGAGTCATATTTGAGTCACCTTTGATATGCTGCCTTAACTTTAAGTGGCGGCATGAAGATGATAGTCGCACACCAGTTTGCAAAGTTAGCCTCGGCATCCGCCGGGGCTTTTTTATGTCCGCAATCCGGTCAGGGCTCTTGAGTGAATGCGTGCCGCACTACACGTTGAAGCTCATACGCGAGAGTCCTGAGCCAAATTGCTGATTTTGCTCAGCAGCGCCAGATAATGGCCTGACCTGATGACGGGCTCATAATCCAATCCATCAGGGGCGTTGTTAGCGCAACGCCAAAGGCCGCCATATCCCCTGCCTTGGGACCCTTACGGCTACCGCGCCGTCATTTTTACCCTTGGTATTCCTTCCCGCCTTGAGCGGGTTTTTTATTATCAGGTCCCGCAGGAATCATCATCGACATGCTTCGTTGTTAAATCCAGCCTGACGGGCCTGACCCCTTTTAAAACACACAGCTTCCCGATCTTTCATCGGAGGCGGTAACTATGGCTAAACGTATGCAAGACAAAGAGAGCATTGCCGGGATGTCCTGGCTGGTTCTGCTGATCATTGCTT